CCGCCGCCCTGGCCGATGCGCCGGCCCATCATCCCTTCGATTTTCTCGACCATGACCATGATCTGCGTGTTGCCGGTGGCGTCCGTGGTGGCGGTGCCGCTTGCGCGGGCCACGTCGCCTGCGGTGTTGTGCACGACGACGGACACCCTTGGTCCGCCGCCGCCCGTCATCGTCACCGGGATCGAGCGACCATCGGGAAGCGGCACATACGCCTCCGGTCGCGAGCCCTCGCCGTAGAGCGCAAGCTGCGGCGAGTTGGCGACTCCGCCAGCCGAGTACGCGCGCAGCGGCAGCGGCCCGGCGCTCGTCATTACGCCACCCTGCGCGAAGCCGAAGAAGCCGGCCACAGAGGCGCCGATGCTGCCCCAGTCCATTCCGCCCACGGCAGAGGCCAGCGGCCCGGTGATGTTGCGATAGACCAGCATCCTGGCGAGGTCGGAAAGCATGCTGTCGACCATGTCCGAGAACGACGACTTGCCCGTCAGGGCAAAATCGACGATGGCGTCGGCCGACTCCTTGCCCCACCCTTCGATCGCTTTCTTGAGCTCTTCGAACTGGTTCTTTGCGTCGTCGGTGGCCGGCTTGATGTTGCCCAAGGCGCGCTGCGCCGCTTCTGCGTACTCGTCTGCGCTGATCGCCCCTTCGAGGTACGCGGCAGCAAGCAGCTGCATGTCCGCGCGCTGCTTCTCGAGCTCGGTCGTCCCAAGCAGGTCGGCGAGGCGCTTTTGCTGGTTGGCCAGATCCTCGGCGGCGATCGCCGCTTCGCCCTGCGCGGCAATCGTGACGCGCCACGCCTCTGGCATGCGCAGCCACTCGGGCGACATCATCACCTGCATCAGCTGCTGCTGCGTGCTACTCAGGTTCAGCCCGGATGTGGTGGCCGTCGCCTGCGCAGCGACAAGCGAATTCAGGGCGGATTCGTAGGCCTTGGCGGATTCGGTCAGCGGGTCGTACTCGGCCGCCTTGCGCCCGCCCTTCCCGCCACTGGTTCCGCCGCCCGAACCCGAGCCCGAACCCGACGTCGTGCTGATGTTCGGCGGGTTGTTCTGGCGAATCCATTCATTCTGCAGCTGGTCAATCTCGGCGTTGATCGCCGCGATGCGTCGCTCGATATCGGTGCGCGCGGTCGCGGCCACATCGCCACGCCGACCTTGAAGGCCCGCCAGATCGCCGCGCAAGCTCTCGCGCTCGGCGACAAGCGTATCGACGCGCATCCGTCCTTGCGGATTCAGGTATTGCCCGAAAATGGCAAAGTTCTTGGCGAGGTTCGCCAGCCCTTGGCTTGCAAGGTTTGTCGCATCAAGGATTGCCTGCCCGACCCCGGCCTCGTTGATCGTGCGGAACAGCTCGTTCCAGCTATCACCAAGGTTCGACAGCGCGCCGTCGAGCGTCTTGGCGCGCTCGGCCATTGCCCCGGCAAAATCCTGGTCGCCGATGTTCTTGAGGTAGCGGGTGATCTCTTCGGACGAATTGCGGATCGTGGTCGAGACGCCGCGGAAGGTGAAGGTGACGCGATCGCCCTCCTTGCTCGACTTGATGCCGAATTCCTTGAGGCGCTCGAACTCGCCTGTTGCAGCATCCGCCACCGCCTCGATCATCTGATTGAGGTCTTTGCCCATCGCCGATGCGGTGTTGCCGTAGCTGCGCAGCGCAGCCTCGGAGGCGTCCAGGCCAAAGGCCTTCATCTTGATGAAGGCGTCGGTCACCTGCGCCAGATCGAACGGCGTTGTGGCGGCGAACTCCTTGATCCATTCGAACTCACGCGCGGCTGCGGCGCCGCTGCCGGTGACGGTCACCAGCGAGGCGTTCAGGACATCGAACTCGCGCTGCACTGCGATCAGCTTGCCGGCGAAAACGCCCGCCGAGACGCCCGCGAACACCGACTGCAGGGGTGCGGCCAGCTTGGCTGCACCATCGGCCAGCCCGGCGAGGCTTTGGTTGGCCTCGCGCGTGGCCTTCTTGACGCCTGTGGCGTCGCCTGTGATTCGAACCCGAACGTCGTTGCTCATGTCACCGCTCTGTTTTCGCGCTGCGCCCGCCAGATGCGCAGCAGTTCGCGCTCGATCACCTGAACCGCACGCATCAAGCTCATCCGCTCTTCGCGCTCAATGACGCCCGCCTCGGTCATCCAGGCCCATGCCTCGGCATAGATCAGACCACTGCGCCCGGCCATGCTGTGGCGCCACTGCGTCTCAAGCGACGACACCAACTCCAGCGCCGGCCAGTTCTCGGGATAGACCTCGGTCTCCGGGCTTCTGATCGGCGCTTCAGGCTTGATCCCGAACGCCGCTGCGGCCCCTTCGATCTCGTCCCGGTCCTCTTGGGTATCGCGCAGACCGGCCAGTGTCCGCGCGATCTCAATCAGTTTTTTCGCGGCGCTCCTTCGCACCCGTCACGGAATGCGCGCAGCACCGGGGAAAAGAAGACCTGTCCGTAGGCGGCGACGTACTCTTCGAGCGCGGCGAGCGAGTAAGGCTTTTCGAAGCCCCTCCAATCGACCACCACCTCGGCCATGTGCGCGGCGATCTTCTTGATCTGCGCTTCGCCGTTGAGCTTCGTGGACTCGACCGTCAGGCGCAGGAACTTGCGGCCGTACTCAACCTGGTCGGCCATCTTCAGCCAGCGGAATTGGACCTCGACGGCCGCCGGCTCCTCGCCGGGCGGCGCAATCTCGACAGGCGCCCAAAAGGTCGGACTCGGTTGCAGCTTGAACATGCGCCCTCCCTTACTTGCAGATGATCAGCAGTTCGTCGTTGCCGGCGCTGGGGATGATGCGCATGTCGAACTGCGTCATCGCAACGCCATCCACGTCGACCACAGTCGGGTTGGTGAGCTGCATCTTCGGCATCCAGATCAGCGCCTTCTTGCCGGCGGCGGTGCCGTGCTCGAGCGAAGCGGACTGCACCCTCGCGGCCGATACGCCGGAGCGGAACGCCACCTCGTCGGCGGCGCTCAGATCGAAGGTGATTTGCCCGGACGCCTGCCGGTCGGTGATCAGCACACGCTGCGCGCCGAGCACCTCCTGAAAGGCGACGCTGTTGCCCAGGCTCAGCGTGAAGCCGCGGCACGCATAGACCTCGCCACCGGTCACCGCGCCAGCGGCATAGGCGCCACCCAGGGTCATGTCGGCGCTGTTCGCGTTGCTGACCGCCTCGGGCATCTTCCACGCCGCGTAGTCGGGCGTGATCGGCGATGCCGCGGCGACGCCGCCATAGAGGCAGGTGAAGCTCCAGCGCAGGCGCGGAATCTCGCCCACGTTCACCGCAAGCTCAACCGTGCCGCGCGCGCCACCGACCTTGTAGCGCACGCCGTCGAGCACATAGCTGAAGGCGAGCGACTCGAAGGATACAGACACCGGGTTGTAGACGACGTTGGTCGGCGCGGTGATAGTCTGCGCCATGCCGCAGCCGCGCAGCAGAGCACCCCATGCCGGCGCCGTTCCGGCAGTGCCAGAGGGCGCAAGCTCGGTTTCGAACGAGAGCGTCATGTGCTCGCCGACCGCGACCTCTTCGGATGCGCCAAAGTGCGGCCGGATCACGTCGCGCGGCTGATTGCCTGCAACGTAGGACAGCTGCACATTGGAAACTAGGAGCGCGTCCGATCCCGCGAACGTAGGCTCGACACCGTATTGCGTCTCGACCTTCGCCAGGATCAGGGTCTTGCGGATGAAGCGCTGGGTTTGGTTGATCGCCATTCGTCACTCCTTCGCGGCGGGCGTTGTCTTGATGGTCTGCCGGGGCTCAACTTCGGCGGAAACCTCGGCGCGCTCAGGCTCGGCGCGCACAATGCGGCCGTCAGCCGTGCGCAGCCACGAGCCGCCCGCCTCGGGGAGCGCTTCGGGCGTGGGTGTGGGGTTGCTCATGTCGGTGTCCATTCGAGCTGGCTTGCAAGCGTGCGGTGGCGCACGGACAGCAGCACCGTGGCGGCGGCGAACACGCCGTCGCCCTCTTCGTACTGCCACTGGATTTCGGGCTCCAGGCGCGCATCGATCACGCCCAAGGCCGGCGCCCGGAAAAGCGCCAAGCGCCCCCAGGTGTCGGCCAGCAGGGTGTCGATCGCATCGGCTGGATTCGTGCCCGCGGGGCCGCGGGCGTAGCACTCGACGGCGTAGTCGCTCACCCAGGTGTAAGTACCCAGGGTGAGGTCGTCGCCGCGGGCGCGTAGGTGGCGGATGACGATCGCGGCGCCGGAGGCCTTAACCGGCAGGGTGCGATTGATCATCACGCGGTCGGCTGGCAGCAGCGCCGGGGCGGCGGTCAGATGCGCCCGGATCGCGGTGGCGATGGCGCCGAAGGCGGTCATTCGCGCACCTCGGCCAGCTGCGCACGCATCATGTGCGGGCCGATGCGCTGCGGCAGGCCCACGACTTGATAGCGCACGCTGTTGATCGTGAGCAGCGCCCCCTCGCTCAGATCCGCCGCGCTCGCCAGGTACTCGATGCGCATGTCGGCCATCTGCAGCATGTCGAGCGCGTCACCATCGATCGCATCAAACTCGGCGACGAAGATAGGTGCGGCATCGGGATAGACGACCACGTTCGAGAGCATCGCACTGGTCTGTTGCGCCAGGCGTGCCTCGATCGCGGCGAAGGGGGCGAGCAGCGTCACTTGGCAGCCTTGGCCTTCGGGGGCTCGACGGGCGCAGCCTCTGCAAAGCCGCGCTCGATCAGCGCGCCGGCCTCGGCTTCGTCCTTGATGTCGATCTCGCCGCCGGGCGGGATTTCCCCGCCGGGGGTGACGAGGGTAACGAGCGCAATCAGCTTCATGTCGTCACCCTCCCCGATCAGCGCACGGTCGCGCACAGCGCGGCATTGACGCGGTACGGGACCATCAGCGGCGCCGACTGCATCAGCAGGTAGCGCACGGCCGGGTCTTTCTCGACCCACGACTTGGCGAAGTACGGCAGCGCCTGGAAGCCGGCCTCTTCGTCGCGGATCGCACCGAATGCGCGCACGCCTTCGAGGTTCGGGCCGGTGACGATCACCGTGTAGTCGGGCAGGTACGGGGTCAGCTGGCCATTGGTCGGGTTCTCGTACCAGCCGGTGTAGACCCAGATGTCGAAGTCGCCGACGTTGCCCATGTAGCGGCCACCCTCGCCGGTGACGGTCGGGTTCAGCTGGTCGGCGCCGCGGAAGCGGTCGAGCAGCTTCTGCACCTTCGCGTCGGCGCTGAAGAGCTGCCACGCCTTCAGATCCATGATGACGGTGTTCGCGGTGGCGCCCGACTTCTCGGTCACGAGTAGCGACCACGCCTGCACATCGTCAAGCGGACTCACGCCGGACTCGCCCCAACGGGCGGTCAGGGTCAGGGCCTTGGTGAGCGCGGCATCGCGGCCGAAGTTCACCTCGACGGTCGGGTACAGCTCGCCCGTCACGGTCACCTTGCCGGTGCGCAGGGCCTCGACCGCCATCACCTCCATGCGGCGGGTCAGCATGTCGAGCTGGTCCTGCAGCTCGCTGGCCATGATCGCCTGCATGCGCGCGGCCGGCGACAGTTCGCCGCCGATGCGCTCGCCCATCGCGCGCTTCAGGGGGCGGTTGCCGTCGAAGACGCGCTTGTCCTTGATGTACGCGGGCTTGAAGGTGTCGGTGCGGAAGCCGCGCGAGGCGACCACCTGACCGGCGACGATCGGCGAAACGAACGGCGCGATGCGACGGCGGCCGGTGTCGACGTCGAAGTGGATCTCTTCGCCCGTCTCGCGCTGTTCCTGCGCGAAGAACGAGTTCAGGATGAAGGGTTGCGGCGGCGGCAGCTCGGCGACGACGCGGCGCAGGACGCCAGTGGTGAAGATGTCCATTCCGGGTTCTCCTTAGGCTTGCGCCGTGATGAGGGTGATGCCCTTGGCGCGCAGGCCTTCGGTGATCGAGGCGGCGGTGTGGCCGGCGCCGATCGTCAGGGCGTGGATGGCGAAGTCGCCGCGGGCGTAGGCCAGCGCGACCACATCGGCGGATGCGGCGGCAGCGTCTTCGGCCAGGATCAGGTCCGGCGTCTGGCTGCCATCGGTGGCGGCGGAGGCGGACAGCTTGCACTTGCCCTTGTCGGCGCCGTCCGCGCTGATGGTGCCCAGCACCGCGCCGCGCACGAGGTTCGCGCCGGCCTTGATGGTCACCTTGCGGCCCACCAACAGGTGCGCGTTACCGGCGATCAGGCGATCCGGGGTGTACGTGCCCTCGGTCGCAAACTTGGTCTTGTAGTCCATCTGGGTTGCTCCTTATGCGCGGAAGGCGGCGAGGATCGAAGCGGCGAGCGCCGCTTCGTCGTTCTGTTCGCCCTTGCCGTCGAGGCCCGACACGTCCGGGTTCCCGATGGCGGCCATCGCGGCAGCGAAGCCGGAGGCGGCCGCGGCCGGCTGCGGTGCGGCAGCCTTCGGTGCGGCGCCCAGGATCGCGGTGGATTGCTCGATCGTCAGGCCGGTGCCGATGCACTGCAGGGCGAGCGGCGAGCACGATGCGGCCTCGTGGCCAAGGATCGCGGAGACGCGGGCGCGCTCGGCGCTGGCGCCTTCTTGCACGCCTTCGGCGCGCGCGCGGTCGAGGTCGGCCTGTGTGAGGCCGGCGGCGGGCTGATCGGTAGTGCCCGCCGGCTTCTGGGGATCGCTCATAAGGGTTTCTCCTGGTTGAGCAGTTGCGCGGGCGGACTGCCCGACTGGATACGACCGGGCGCGCTGCCCGGCCAATTCGGTGATGAGGGCGTCGACGGTGCTGATGCGATCGGCAAGACCGGCAGCCTTGGCAGCCACGCCCCGGAAGGTGCGCGCCTGCGTGTTGCGCACGGCCTGCGCGTCCATGCGCCGGTTGCGCGCGACCGCATCTACGAAGAGGGTGTAGAGGCCGTCGATCTCGGCTTGCATGTCGTCGCGCACAGCGGCCGGCAGCGGTTCGTAGG